CAAATGGGTGGTCATTATCTTCTATTAAATACTGATGATCAATTCCGTCTAATGACAAATCGCAGAGACCAAAGTGGAAAAGGTTATTGTATATGTAAGAATCATAAAAAGGCACAGCGACACTAATGTCTTTAAAAAAGGATTTGTCATAATCAGACATTGATAGGCATCCCTCTTCGCTTGTAAAAGAAGCGGTATATAGAGATTTAATTGCCGATATTCCAAGGTTGTTTTTCGCAAAGAAAATTAATTTGCTGGGGCGCGAATCCGAATCAGCGTGATTTTGAACAACTGGCAACCTAATACCAAAAATAAACTTTAAATCGTTTTCGATTAGTTTTTGTTTCAAAGTCCTAAACCCATAAAAAGAATCCTCAACGCAAACGACCTTTTCTAAGGAGTTTTTCTTAGCTATCTCCAAAACATTATTCGCAGTCAAAAGAGATTTACCAATACTGAATTGGGTTTTAAATAATGGAGTCATAAAAATATGATAACTCATATTAAGAAAACTGTCAATGACTTTGTTTAAAGTAAGTCGTGTTGATTTGTTTCTCTGTTCAAATGTGGAAAAGATGGACACCCACCATATTTTAATTTTTTAATTTCATGGCCTTTGCCGTTGTCTAGCATAATTTGAAGATCCTCTTTTGTATAAGAAGACTTAATTAGTTCGCCATCTTCGTCAAGCAAGTGAAAATAATCAAACTTAAATTTATATGGACAATACCACATGGGTGTGCCGTCTTTTTTTAGCTGACCAGCGTGATTAGCAAAACCGCAAACTATCTTGCCAGCAAAGCCGTCTTCTTTTTTGGGGAAGCCCTTATCAAGAGCAAAGTTACTTTTCGCTGTCTCCTCTGTAAAGTTATTTATTACTTGTTGGATTTCTGTAAGAAAATATTCGAAGCCTTCTAACTCGTCAGAGTCAAGTTGTTCCATTTTCAAACAGCCTTCTCCGTTTAAATCGAACTTAAGAAATAAAAATTCAACCTTTCTTTTCAAAAACTCTGGATACAAGGTTTTAACAGCCAAGCTGTACATTAAGTCTTGCATATTATCCTCGTATTCTTTGCCAGAGAAAATAGCCTTTGAGGTTTTAAAATCTCTAATGATTGCGAGCTTCTTCCTTTTAAACAGAAACAATTTATCAATAAATCCTCTTATGCGATAAGATTTTCCATCTTCATCTACAGATATATCAAAGTCTTGTTCTGATATAGCTTCGGTAGGTTTGCCGATATCCTCTCCAAAAAAATCATAATTAAGACCCTCAACAATCATAGAATCTATTAAGTCTAAATTTTCGAAATCACTTATTTTCCATTTCTTAGCGTAAGACATTACCATTCTATCAATAGCTGGCGAGGCTTTAATGCTTTGATCTTTTACTATTTTAGTATAGTGTTTCTTATGTTTTGGGTCCCCAAGAAGCTCAAAGATATTGTGACATATAGTACCCCTAAGAGAACCATGATTGTCTGCATTAGGCAGGTGCAAATGATAGTTAGCCCAATATTGCCAAGAGCAAGTTTGCAGGGTTTTTATTCTAGACGCTGAAAGAGGTTTGTTAGATGTCTCCATAATTAAAATTGTAGGTCTTGTTATATTTTTTTAGGTTTAATGAGAAGGCCTTGTTCACGCCTCTTTCGTCCATGTCTTTGGATATAGATAAAACATTAGAAGATGACTCCTTGTGTTCCATGTTATTACAGTGGTGTATGTGAGAAGATATTTCGTCAGAATTCATGTCGCCAAAATCATTATTGCATGGTGGCGCAAAATATATTTTTTCGAAGTCAAGACTTTCACTCATTTTAAATATAGACTTCATCGCTCCCTCGAAACCCCTGTTTCTTTCTGAATTAAAATCATTATTAAAGGAAACGAATATTTTGTCAAGAGGCAAGCTGCTAAGGCGAGCTATAAATTTTGGTGACACGTTTAAGCCGAAGGATACTAGAACATTCTTAACTCCATTCTCGTAAAGGGAAAGGCAGTCCCCAATTGACTCTACAATATGAACAGAACCATTCTCTTTTATCGACTCTCTGACCTCATTAATTGAGTGGTATGGGTAAAACCAGTCGGAACATCTTCCAGAGTGGAGCCATTTAGGTTTCTGATCATCTTTATCAACAACCTTCCTTCCAGAAAAACCATGTATTTTGCCGTCCTCTCTAAAAACAGGGAAAACCAACCGCTGATACATTTTGTTAGACATGGCTAAACCGCAATTAAAATCTTCCAAAACCTTTTGAGATATGCCCTTATTGAGGTAAAAATCATAATGGGGCAAGAGTCTTGTTAAGGCTTCTTTAGTGTATGTTTTTTCTTCTTTCAATAGTAATTTTTGTTTTGGTCTTGCTCCAGTGGATGATCCAGAGTTGTTTAAATATCCTTTAATTACAGAACTATCCTTTGTGCCTAGAGTTTTTTCTACCAAAGCCTTGAAGGGTAGGAAAATACTGTCTTCAACATAGTCTTTCCAGACGCCTGTATCTTTGTAAATTTGTAGTGCAGAGCTGTTATCTCCAGAGCGATAAACGGCATTAGTTCTCCAGTAAAGACCGTGGTCTTTAAGTCTGTAGCCCAATTCTTCCAGTACTGTTCTGTAATCGGTCATGTTGATAGGATCATCGGAATATTACTTTCTCTATCTAATTCTTCTGTTTCTTCTACCCTAACGTCATTATTATTTAAGGAGTCTACATAATCCTGCAAATCTCCAACCTCCTCAATTCTGAAGTTTTGTATTTTTAGATTTAAATAATTGTTTTTATTAGAACCATCTGGCATTTGGACTGGATGGATTCCGCGGAGAGCATTTTTGCCCATGTGTCTACTTTTAAGGTTAATTAGTTTGTGTGTACCAAAGCTCTCTCCTTCTTGGTGTATTTCGTCGGCGACCTTCTTTCTTAAAAGAAACAAGTGGGAGCAAAATTGGGTTATGTTGTCAGAAAGAGAAACAACGCTCTCGTCGTCAACAATATTATCCGCTTGTCTGTTAGTCGTTATGCCGAGCCTATTAGATTGAACAGATGTAATCATAGATACAGCTGGCTTACCGTCGAAACAAAGCTCCTTGTGAATAGTTTGTTTGAACTTATCTACCATTCGACCGACCTGCATCCAGCCATCGGAATTGCCCATGTTCCCAAAATCACTTTTAATGTAATCAAAGCTAAAAATAAGAGGGTTTCCTCTGCCTATTTTAGAGTAATAAAACCTCTTCATTAAAGAACACATTTCGTCAACACTCATGCCAGCAACATTTACATAATAAAATTTTATGTTTTTTACTTTAGCCCAAGCGGTGCGGACTTTAGCAACGACCTGTTCTTGAGTCCAGTCTCCATAACTAGAGGTTCTCCATTTACCTGTCTGTAGCAAGTAAACAGGGATTCCAGTAAGAGCAGAACACTGTCGGAAAATAAGCTCTTCCTCACTCATTTCTCCGTTGTCAAAATGAAGAACTGGAATGTTATCATTAAGGGCGGCGGCTTTTGTTGTAAAATCCATACAGAATTGAGTCTTGCCAACTCCAGATCTAGCTACGACAACAGTTATGTTGCCAGCCAACAAAAGAGAACCATAAATTTCTTCAAGCCTTTTGTGAGGACCCTTCAAGCCGAAGAAGTCAATTGGGTTATTTCCCCTGTCCTCTATAACCTCCTCCATTGTAGAGAAAATATCTACTGGACCAGAATCCGAAACTTCGAATTTTTGTATGCTTTCATTGTATATTTTATCTGCTTTATCTACTATTTCTCCGTATTTAAGGCTTGGGTCAGCTTTCTTTACGAAGCTCGCGACATCTCTACAGGAGTTGTATATTTCTCTTCTAGCTGTGTACTTTTTAAGTTCTCTCACAGAGGAAAGAAAAATTTCTTCTGTAATTTTAAAGAAGGCTAACGAGTAAATGTATTCTGAAATGTCTATGCTGTCTGGGAAGGAGACTTTTAGTTGGTTTAGTCTCTGGACAAGAATTGTCTCGTCAATAATTTCAGCGTTATTTAAGGCGTTTCTTATCAACTTGAATATAGAAACGTTGACCTTAGAATCCTCGCTATAAAAATCACTGTCGTTCAAAAAGGAGGATACTTCCTCCCACTTTTCTGGGTGTTGAAGAAGTCCGCTTAAAGCCTTCTTTTCTATTTCGTATGAGAATATCATTTTCTTTTTTTATATATGCGTCGTCGGTTATATTGTTTATTAAACTGTTTGTGATGATGATATCTATCATACATATAATTGGTTTTTTTGCAACTGTGAAATATGCGTTTTTCATATTTATATACTGGCCTACCCCTGCTGTCTGTATCAACCTGTCTTTTAGCCCAATGAGAAGAACATCCACAATTATAGCTTTCTCTGTAGGCTGGAGTGTAACAAGAATCGTGAGCTTCTCCTTTTATAGAGAAGACCAAGAGTATACTTAAAATCATTAATTTCATTTTATTTTGTTTTCATTGTTGGAGAGTAAAAAAATCTCTAAAAATTTATGAAGGGCTAAGTCACCCATAGCATTGCTCGTCTTAGATGTAAATGACGGTTGACCATTCCCGTTAATATAAAAAAGAAGAAATCCCTTCGTGTCTTGTGATTGTGTCCCAGTGCAATCAAAGAGCCTTGTTAGTAAAGAGTCTGGTAAATTTATTTCTTTGTCTGTTTTATTCATATAATATTTAATTCTTTTAATAGCTCCTCATCAATTTTGTCTGACTCAAGTATTCTTCTTAGCTTTATTGAGTTCGACTCACAAAACTTTTCTTTCTGGTCGTCTCTTTTTAATTGTTCTAAAAACTTATGTCTGCTGTTTGAGTGGAAGAATTTATTGTATTTGTAATGCTGTCCTCCGTCAACCTCTATCGCAATGTTCTTATTGGCGTTATAAAAATCCAAGGTCATTCTAGACCCTAAAACAGGAAATTCCTCAAAAACAACATCAGTAAACCAATGTTTATAAAGTAGGTTTTTTACTTTTTTTTGCAACTTGCTTCTGCATTTTTTGTCCCATTTTATTAAATATTTCGTTGGGTTTCTCATTTTTTGAGTTCTACCATTTACCGATATGAATATCATTGGGTTAAAATTTTATCTTTTACAAATTTAGAAAGAGCGCTAGATACCTTTTCGTTATCTTCCAAGTATTCATATATAGAAGCCATGCCCTGAAATTTAATTTTAGATTCAACTTCTTTGTCCTCTAGATAAGAAATGACCTCTTCGTCAAAATCAAACCAAGACCCCTTCTTGTTCATGAATCCCCACATCAACAACATTTCAACAATCTCTCTTTCTACCCAAACAGACCTGCCATCCATTCTTCCATGCTTAATTGGGTATTTTACAAGCTGCCCTGTTGATTCATTAGTAGATTTGCAAATCAGAACCTTCGCCATATGTCCATAGATTTTATTGTTGGGTCCAATTTGTTCGGTCGGCTTCTCTAGAATTTTATCTGACTTAAATTGCTTTTGAAATTCTAAAATCCAATCTGGATAATGTAGCGCGGCGTTACCTCCGCTAGAGTTAGTCTGATTGTTCGGGTCTCCTTTCGCATATGGGTTGACATTGATTGAAGATCTGATCTGAGAAATCATAATTAGCATGTGACCAAATTTACACATACCAAGACTTACTCTTTTCAAGAAATCTGATGTCATTAATGCTCCAGCTGCTACTTTAGCTGCGTCAGAAGTCCTTTTTTCTAACTCAGCTTCTGGAAGAAGCCCGTCCATGCTATCTATAACT